GTGGGCATCGATGTCATGTCGCAAGATTGGGATAAGTTGATGACCGATCTCGATGCGTATGACGAGCGCAAGCGCTTAGCTGGCGATTACTCGAACTACGATAATTCCATTCCTTTGGAGATCGTGCGGCGCATCTTTTTGGTACTTGTTGCGGTCGCTCGCGCTGCCGACTGGGCAGAGAGTGATGTCCTTATGGTACAGAATATTGGGATAGCTCTCCAGACTCCCGTTTACGATGTGCTTGGCGCGATCTTTCTCGTCGAGGGCACCAACCCTTCTGGTGTGGCCGTCACGTCCTATTTGAACTCGGCGTACAACTCCTTTATCCACCGCATTGCGTTCTATACTAAGAACCCGGGGCTGCGAGCTTCCGCCTGTGTGTTGACTCGCAGGGGTGACCCCCCTTTCAGGGATTCTGTCGCGCTACGGACCTACGGAGACGACGTCCTGGGGGCGGTGCGCCCTGATTCTGAGTACCAGTCTGAGCAGATCACCAACTTTGACGTCCGGGATGCAGCCTTGCTTCTTGAGATGAAGTATGGTGCCGCTGACAAGGGCGGCATTCTGCCGGAGACGTACGACAAGGACGATGTGTCGTATCTCAAGTGCACCACAGTGTACTGTCCTTCAATCAAGCGGTCCGTGGGCAAGTTGGCACTGTCCTCCATTCGCAAGAGTTTGGCATTTCAGCGCAATGCCGGCTTGGATGCCGCCATCAACACTGCCAACTCCGCACTCAGGCTGTTTTACGCGCACTGTGATTCTGATGAGGGGAGAACCGCGTTTGCGGAGTTGCGCGAAAACCTCATCTCTCGGCTTGCCGAGCCGACCGCGATTAATCGCGAGACCCTCCTTGTCTCGTTCCAGGACCTGACAACCTCTCTCTCTACCGGGATCCCTATGGGGTCTACGATCCCGGAAGAGTGGGAGGCGATGTGGCTATAAGCCACCCCTCTCCTTGTACATACTAGCTCACGTAGCGTTTGCATATATATATTTTATTTTCTTATTCATAAACAATACTGCTTTACTGTTTACATTACTGTTCAATTTGGCTTACGCCTACTTTTTATTTTACTGATGGAAGAGTTTAAGAGTTCCAACGTTGTAACTGACGTCGATAGCGTTGATGCTGTCACGATGAACGATATCTTGGAGCAGGGGGGTGCCCCAACGGCGGGTTACAAGTCTACCGCCAATCTCCCAGTGGTGAACGATACTAGCGAGATCCAGCGCTTCCTCTCCCGGGAGGTGTCCGTGGCCACTTTCAATTGGACCGTTGGCGGGGTTGTTTTTCAGCGCTTCGATCCGTGGTCTTTGTTTTTGTCTAAGCCTGCCGTTGTTGATAAGCTCAAGTACTTTTCTCGTTTGAAAGGTAATCTTCGGGTTAGACTCAATATTAGTGGGACGCCGTTCCATTTTGGCATGGCGATGTTGACTTATCGCCCTCACCCTGGTTTGGGCGCGGAGTCGGATCGTATTTACAATTTCGCCGTGGCCACGGAGTCCACCGCTGCGGCGGAAAACCTCAAGGTTGTCGAGTCCCAGCTGCTGGGCGTGAAGTTTCAGCCGGC